ATTGTCGCTGCTGGAAGAAGAACTGGTAAGTCCAGACTAGCAGCTTGGATGTTAATCCTAAGAGCCTTACAGACTGAGAAAGGTCATGTATTCTACGTAGCACCTACTCAGGGACAGGCCAGAGACATTATGTGGCAAACATTGCTGGACTTAGGTAATCCAGTGATAGTCAATAGTCACATTAACAATTTACAAATAAAGCTAGTCAACGGGGCTACAATATCCTTAAAAGGGGCTGACAGACCTGAAACCATGCGTGGTGTTAGTCTTAGGTTCTTAGTCTTGGACGAATACGCAGACATGAAGCCTGAAGTATTTGAGCAGATCCTAAGGCCAGCTTTAGCGGACCAGAAGGGTGATGCGTTATTCATAGGGACACCTATGGGACGTAATCACTTTTATGATTTATATCAGTACGGAGAACTAGGGGACGACCCAACCTACAAAACTTGGCACTTTACTTCCTACTCCAATCCCCTACTGGACTCAGAGGAAATAGACGTAGCCAAGAAGAGCATGTCAAGCTACGCTTTCCGACAGGAATTCATGGCTTCATTTGAGGCCAGAGGCAGTGAGATGTTCAAGGAGGATTGGGTTAAGTTTGCTGAGCCAAACAAAGACGAGGAAGGGGACTACTACGTTAGTATTGACTTGGCGGGTTTTGAGGAAGTCAATAAGAAAAGAACAAAGAACTCCAACCTTGACGAAACGGCTATGGCCATTGTTAAAGTCAATACGGACGGTTGGTTCGTTGAGAACATAATACATGGTAGATGGGAATTGTCGGAAACGGCAAGGAAAATATTTGAAGTAGTCAGGGACTATGAGCCTATTAGAGTAGGCATAGAAAAAGGCATAGCTAGACAGGCAGTTATGTCCCCTTTGACTGACTTAATGAAAAGAAATCAAAGATTCTTTACTGTGGAGGAATTAACCCACGGTAACAAAAAGAAGACTGACAGGGTAATGTGGGCGTTACAAGGTAGATTTGAAAACGGTTACATTACTTTAAACAAAGGAGAATGGAACAGTAGGTTCTTGGATCAGTTATTCCAGTTTCCTGACCCTTTGACTCACGACGACTTGGTTGACGCATTGGCTTACACGGATCAGTTAGCTAAGGTTGCGTACCATTACGACTTTGAAATAGAAGACGAAGAGATACTGGACATAGTAGCAGGATATTAATATGGAATATATGGACGAAGAAAAAACCTTAATGAGCGAACAATCCGTAGAAGATTGGGTCATGGCTAAGTGTGAGACTTGGAGAGATCACTACGAAGCTAACTACGCTCAAAAGTTTGATGAATACTACAGGCTCTGGCGTGGTATCTGGTCCTCCTCTGACATGGCACGTAAAAGTGAACGGTCAAGGATTATCAGCCCTGCCTTACAACAGGCTGTGGAATCCAGTGTAGCTGAGATAGAGGAAGCCACTTTTGGTAGGGGTAGATTCTTTGACGTTACCGACGACACACAGGACAGGGAAAGACAGGACATTGCTTTTTTGAGAACTAAACTGCATGAAGACTTTGACAAAGCGCAGGTTAGAAAAGCAGTAGGCGAGTGTTTAATTAACTCAGCAGTATACGGCACAGGTGTCGCTGAAGTAGTCCTAGAGGAAGTCAGGGAAATGGCTCCCGCTACACAGCCAGTAATGGGTGGGGACTTACAGGCTGTAGGTGTTAATATCAAAGACAGGACGATGGTTAAACTACGTCCAGTCATGCCACAGAACTTCCTGATAGACCCAATAGCAACCAGCATAGACGACGCTCTTGGCGTAGCTGTGGATGAGTTTGTGTCAAAGCACCTTGTAGAGCAACTACAGGAGGAAGGAGTTTACAAGCAAGTTTATGTAGGTCAGGCAGCTTCAGACTTTGAAATAGAACCAGACCACGACATAACAAGCTACGACGACGATAAAGTCAGATTAACCAAATACTACGGCCTAGTGCCTAGAGTTCTTTTGGAAGCTGCAAATGAACCACAGGAAGAAGACGTAGACTCAGATTTAACTGTAGCTATTGAAGAAACTAAAGACACTGAAAATCAGAGCTACTACGTGGAAGCATTGGTAGTTATAGCCAACAATGGTACACTTTTAAAAGCTGAAGAGAACCCTTACATGATGGGTGACAGGCCTATAGTAGCCTTTCCTTGGGACGTAGTACCTTCAAGATTCTGGGGCAGGGGCGTTTGTGAAAAAGGCTACAACAGCCAGAAAGCCCTTGACACAGAGCTTAGAGCAAGGATTGACGCACTTAGCCTAACCGTACATCCAATGATGGCTATGGACGCTACAAGGCTTCCCAGAGGCTCCAGACCGGAAGTTAGGCCCGGGAAGATTATTTTAACCAATGGAGATCCTAAGACTGTCCTACAGCCCTTTAACTTTGGGCAGGTTAGTCAGATTACCTTTGCACAGGCTGAAGCGTTACAACGAATGGTACAGACTTCCACAGGAGCCATAGACTCCGCTGGTGTACAAGGCTCAGTCAATGGTGACGCTACTGCGGCAGGGATTAGTATGTCCCTAGGTGCAATTATTAAACGTCACAAGCGAACTTTGATTAATTTCCAGCAGTCCTTCCTGATACCCTTTGTAAAGAAAGCTGCCTGTCGTTACATGCAGTTTGACCCGGAAAGTTATCCAGTAGCGGACTACAAGTTTAACGCTACTTCCTCTTTGGGTATTATTGCCAGAGAATACGAAGTCACACAGCTCGTCCAATTGTTACAAACTATGTCACAGGACTCACCTTTGTATCCTACGCTCATACAGTCAATTATTGACAATATGAACTTGGCTAATCGTGAGGAACTACAAGCTAAGCTTGAACAGGCTATGCAACAAGGACAACCTTCTCCGGAAGAGCAGCAAATGCAAATGGCTGTGCAACAGGCTCAACTACAGTTCCAGCAGTCCCAGACACAGGCTCTACAAGGTCAAGCCGCTGAGTCTCAAGCCAGAGCAAGTAAAGCCATGATGGAGACACAGCTAGCACCTCAGGAACTTGAGATTGATAAGATCAAAGCCATAACCACCAACATTAAGGAAGGTGACGGTGACGACAGGGAATTTGAAAGAAGAATGAGAATAGCTCAGTCTTTGCTCAAAGAAAAAGAACTGGAACTTAAATTTCAGCAACAACAGCCATCTACAGCACAACAACAAGGAGTAGGCAATGGTAGTCAGCAAGCAGGAATTAATGGACGTAGTGGAGCAGGTGAACCTGAAGTTCGACCAAATCTTCAAGAAGTTGGAGGACTTGGAGGAGTTCAATAAGAACTGCTCATGTGGTAAAACCACTACAAAACCTAAAAAGAAACAGGAGACTAAATAATGCCAACGGTTAACGGTAAGAAGTACCCTTATACTGTCACAGGTAAAGCAGCCGCTAAGAAAGCAAAGCGTTCACAAAACAAGAACGCCAGTAAAATACGTAAAACAGGGCCAAGAGGCCGTTAAAGTCTAATGATTTTTGAGTCCGTTGCGGCAATTACTGCGGCCTTATCTGCTTTAAACGGACTAATTTCCCAAGTCAAGGAGACGGGGGGCAATGTAAATTCCGTTCTGGACAGGATGACTGGAATCCAAGACGGAATGAACAAGCTGGAGATTGAGAAAAGGGAAAGTATTACTCAACCTTTAAGCCCACAGGAAGCAATGAAGCTGGCCTTCGCCAAGCAATCCATTGATCGCTACAACGAGGAACTAAGACTTCTTTGTCACATGAGCAATGAAGGCGAAAAGTTCTGGCAAAACTACCAGAACGCCCTAAGAGAATCCAAAGAACGTCATGCAGCTAGTATCCGGGCTTTATTGGAGAAGAAAAAAGCCAGAAAACAACTAATGCACGACTTGTTTTTATGGACTTCCGTAAGTGGGATAGGTTTAATCATAGCTTTCGTAGTAATTGCTCTGGTTATAGCTATGTTAACATGACAATATTAGCGTTTATGCTGGTTGTTATTGTTAATGGCAATACATTGGACAACGAAGGTTGGTACTTTAGGGACATTTACCGTTGTAACCAGTTTGCCCATGCAATAGAACACGGAAATGTGACATTTAGGGACAGAAGACCCCGGCAAAATAACATATCAGCTTACTGTTTACCCACTATGTTACCAAAAACTACTAAATTTTGGGATTAGTTGGTTGACATTTAACAAAAAGTATGATATAATAACAAGGTATTCTTAACAATAAGGTAAAATACCGAAATGAACAAAGACTTAGAAATTTATTTTGATAATTATTTTGAAATGTTCCGAAGCGAAGGTTGGAAACAGCTTTTAAAGGACTTTCAGCAAAATATTACAAATATTAATTCAGTTGAACAGACTACGGACGCTGATAACCTTCATTTCAGGAAGGGCCAGCTAGCTATATTAGCTACCATAGTCAACCTAGAAAATCAAATGGATAATGCTCATAAGAACGCATTGGAAGAAGAGGAAAAATC